GCCTTCTGCTCCGACCGCGAAAGCCAAGAGCAGAGCGGCAACAACCCGTATCGCACCCGCGGCCTGTTCCGCTGGATCGACACGGCTGCGCAGAGCGACCTCCCGGTTCCTGCCGCCTACCGCACCCCGACCGCCAGCGTTGACACCAACGCCGCTCCGACCGAGTCCCAAGTGCAGACGCTCTTGCAGAGCATCTACAGCCAGACCGGCCAGATCGACGACATGGTGCTCCTCTGCGGACCTTCGCTGAAGCGCACCTTCACCGAATACACCCGCTTCAGCACCGGCGCGACCTCGAACGCCCTCAGCATCCGCACGTTCAACACCTCGGCTGATGCCAAGAAGATCGTCAGCGCTGTGAATGTGTTTGAAGGCGACTTTGGCACGCTCCGACTGTTGCCCTCGTTGTATCTTCGTCAGAACAACTCCAGCGACACCGCGAAAAACTCGTCCGGTCTGGTGCTCAACATGGACCAGTGCGAAGTCCGCTTCGCCAAGCGTCCGGCCATGCGCGAATTGCCCGATTTGGGTGGCGGCCCCAGGGCGCTGATCGATGCTATCGCTTCGGTCACCTGCTTGGCCCCGCAGTCCCAGGGCAAGTTCACCGCCAACGTGGCGCTCGCAGCCTAATCATTAACCAAGGAACAAACTTAAAATGAAAGTCTACGAACTGCCCTACGAAAGCAAAGCGGCCTTTGGCTACACGCACAAGGTCATCCTCGACCACAACGACCTCACCGACACCGATGACGCCCAGACGATCAATTTGATCCCTGTCGTTGCCGGAACGGTTGTCAAAGCCGCAGCGACAAACCTGACCGCTGTGTTTGACAGCTCGGACGCTACGACCATCACCACCACGGTGAAGATTGGTCACAACGACACGACCGCTGACGACGATGCGTTCATCACGTCTCAGGAGTTGAACCCCAGCGGAACCGAAGTGTTCTACAAGGTCAACCCCTCTGCGACCCCGTTCGTGTTTGTGGACGGCACGGCAGCCTCGCCCAAGTATATCCAAGCGGCCTTCGCTTGCACTACTGGCGACAGCCTTGCGGATCACAACACCGGCGAACTGGAGATCTTCCTCGACATCGCCAACGTCAACGCGCTCTAAGTCAGACCAAGTCTTGAATCACCTGCGGCGTCTCCGGGCGCTGCAGCTTTCAGGATGGCCGACTCACTCTGGACCGGCATCGCCAACGACCTGGGCGATGAGATGGCCCACCTCGTCAAAGAGGAACTCCTCACAGGTTGGAACGTCAAGGCCGTCATGGCCGGCCTTGAGCAGCAGCGCATCGCGCAGGCCAACGAGCGCCTCGAGCAATGCGCCGTCGAAGGCATCGGTCAGCACACCATGAGCATCGACGCCGATGTCTACTGGGCTTGGGAAAAAACCGAACCCGGCTGCTGGGCCGACAAAGGCTGGCGCGACGACTTCAAAAAGCGCCACCCCGAGACCGCCGTCCACTACACCCCGCGCCGCACCACGGTGCTTGTCCCTTAAATGATCAAAGCACCCGACCGCGACAAAATCTCCGAGATCCTCTCGGACATCGATGAAGCCGACGCCGATGGCAGCGGTTATGTGCAGCGGAAGCTCCGCAACTGGAACACCCGCTTCTGCATCTGGGCTGGCCAGACCGACGACGGCCGCAAACACCAAGAAGCCCTCGGCAAGCGCCCATTCCCATGGGACAAGTCCCTTGATTCTCGCGTGCGCATGGCCGACACCATCGTCCGCGACCACGTTGCCATGCTGACAAACGCCTTCTTCAAGGCGCGCGTCCAGGTCCAGCCCGTCGAGTCCATGGACATCGACAAGCGCAGCGCCGCGGAGTCTGTCCTCAAGTGGCTCCTCTTCCAGCACGTCTTGGATGACCTCCGGCGCGAAGTGCAGCTCGCCGCCAACTTCCGCGAGACCTACGGCCTCGCCGTCATGGCCGTCGATTGGATCAAGACCACCCGCACCGAGATCAAGAGCTTCAGCATGGAAGACGCCATGATGATGCTGCAAGAGTCGCAAGACCCCAACCTGCAAGCCCTCCTCGAGGTCGTCCTCGACCCCGAGCAAGAAGAACTCGCCGCGCAATTGATGGGCGAAGTCATCCCGGAGCTTGGCACCACCGCCAAAGTCCGACAGTTCCGCGAGAAGGGCTTCGTCGAATGGGAGCAGCCCTACGTTTTTGAAAGCCGGCCCCAGTGGACCGCGCTCGAGCCTTGGGAAGACATCATCTTCCCCGCCCAGACCTACTCATTACAGCGTGCCGCGTTCGTTGCCCGACGCGAGCTAATGACCGAACCGGAGTTGCGCGAACGTGCCGCTGTCGAGGGTTGGGACGACAAGTGGGTCGAGCAAGTCGTAGAGAAGAAAGGCGACATCCGCCGCATCTCGCTGAACCTCCACCGCAGCGACCAGTTCCTCTACGACCACCAGCGCGACATGATCGAGATCTGGCACGTCTACAGGAAGGAGCACGACGACCGCACCAAAGCGATGCGCGTCACCCGCACCGTCCTCAGCTACCACGTTCCCGATCGCACCGCCGTCCACGACATCCTGCCCTACGCCCACGCGCTCTATCCCTTCGTCGAGCTGCCCCGCGAGCGCGCCTCACGCCCCATCTTGGAATCCCGCGGCGTGCCGGAAATCGTCCAGACCGCCCAGGAAGAAGTCAAAATCCAACGCGACATGCGAGGCGACCGCGCCAGCATCGTCACCTTGCCCCCGCTCAAAACCAGCGCCGCGCGCGGCAAGATGGATCTCATCCTCGGCCCCGGCGTCCAGATCCCCGAGCGCCGCCCCGGCGAGATCTCTTGGATGACCCCGCCGCAGCCCGACGCTGGCAGCATCGAAGTTGAGATGTCCATCCGCAACGACGTGGACAACTACTTCGGCCGCATCAGCGAAGCTGTCCCGCCGCAACGCTACATGCTCCACACCCAAGAGCTGGTCGATAGCTGGCTCTTGGACATGAAGCTCTGCCTCGTCCAGACGCTCTCGCTCTGTCAACAATACATGACCGCGGAAGAAGTCGCCCGAGTCACCGGCAACCCCAATCTCCCGCTCACCGCCAGCCCCGCCGACATCCGCGGCCGCTTTGATGTGACCTGCGAGTTCGATGCCCGGTTGCTCGACTCCGAAGCCCTCGGCGCCAAACTCGACTACCTCGCCAAAGTCCTAGTTCCCTTGGACAGCTTCGGCGTTATCGATCGAGTCGGCTTGGTCCAATATATGATGCAGGCAGTAGACCCAAATCTCGCCGGCATCCTCATCAAAGACATTGGCGCCGCTACCCAGGCCGAGCAAGAAGACGAGCAAACCGCCTTCGCCAAAATCGCCGCAGGCACCGAACCCCCGCTCAAGGAGGGCGGACAAAACGCACAGGTAAGGCTGCAAACCTTGCAGACCATCATTCAGAGCAACCCCGCCGTCCAGCAGCGTTACCAGCAGGACGAAATCTTCCGCTCGATGATCGACGCTCGCGCACAAGCCTTCCAGTTCCAGTTGCAGCAGCAGCAAAACGCAGTCATCGGCCGCACCGGCGCCCAACCCGCGCTGCAAAAGATGGCTCAAGACCAGCAACTCGGCATGGCTGCCGCTCCTTCCGCTTAATGCTCCTGCTGCCACCTGCCAACTGACCACTGCCAACTTCCCCATCCCATGCACCCGAACATTAACGTCCGCAACGTCGCTGGCCTCAACATCCCCCAGCACGACTATCTCAGCATCTCGTATTACGGCAGCACGAACAACATCCAGACCGTGACCTACAAAGAAGGCGGCAGCACCGGCCAAACAGTCGCCACGCTGACCTTCTCCTACACGACCAATCCGCCGACCACCAACGACGCGGACCTCGCTGCCGTCACCCGCTCTTAGTCTTTTAGTCTCTTAGTCTCTTAGTCTCTTTTACCATGCCTTGGACGTTTAACCCCTTCAGCGGCGCGTTCGATCAAAAAGGATCGGGCGGCGGCGGTGGTGCGTCCTATATCGACGGCGAAGTGCAAAACTTCAGCGCGCTGCCCACCGCCAACCCGCCAGCCGTAGACAGCGCCTACCTCGTCCGCGAACCCGAAGGCACTTGGCTCATCAACCGCAAGCCCGCTGGCATCTACATTCGCGTTGCCACCACCGGAACACGCGCAACTGACTGGACCTACGCGGGCATTCTGCCGGATGTCTTCAACGACGCCAACTTCCTCCTCTATGACAACGGCGACAGCTCCAAAAATTTAGCCTTCCAACTCTCCGGCATCACCACCGGCACCACCCGCACGCTCACCGTGCCGGACGCCTCCGGCACCATCGCACTCCTGTCCAATTTTCTCGGCGCCTTTAAAGACGCCGTAGTGCTCGCGCCCTCGGCCGACATGAGTGTCACCAGTAGCACAACGCTGGCCGACATCACCGGCATGTCGTGGACCGCCGCCGCGAACACCAGCTACCTGTGCGCGTGCGCGTGGCAGGTCGATTGCGGCGCCGGTGGATTCCAAATGGTGCTCGACTGCCCAA